CATTGAATAGAAATGAGAATTTGACTTGAATACCATATTGCATACAAAGGCCTTGTAAGTCCAAACAAGCCTTCATGTATAGACCGTGGTTCATACCGCCATACATTGGTGTTGCTACAAACAGACTTTTTGTTTGTAAATCTTCTTTTTTAATTGATATTTCCATTTGTGCTCCGATTATAAAAAAAGGGAGTCTCCCACAACGGGAACTCCCTATGGCCTACAGATTAGGCAGTAAAGCTGAAGCCGCCTTTGTATGCAGCACGAACCATAGCTTTGGTTGGTTTGCCGATACGATAGGCTTTCACTTTTGAACCGTCACCACGTGAAACGGTATTAGTGTAGATGACATTACCTTCTTGGCGAAGTTCGTCAATACGAGCAGCGACATTCTGGATGCCGAAACGAGCACGAGCTTGTGCTGTGGTCAAAGTGTTGTAACCCTCTGACTTGCTCAAGTAGTTAAGGATTTTTTGTTTTGCAGATAGATTCTTTTTCATAGAATACTCCATAGTAAGTTAATAATAAATCTTGCTTTCGCAAGTTACACATCATATCATTATATATGTGTTTCGTCAAGCGTTTATCGACCAACCTGTGGTAAATATTTCGCTTTGGTTTCTTCCCATGATAGATAGATTAAATCATCATAGAAAAGATTCTCATACGATACGTTGTTCTTCTTCTTTAACATAGAGATGCGACCTTTGGCATATTTGGTCTTCCAAATTTCTGTTAAAGCTTCTACACTGGTATCAAATGATTTTACCAATTTATCTCCTGTAATTTGTTTACAGAGAAACTCATTGGTATTGTTGTACAACGGACTAAAATAGATGCCACGTTGATGTTCTGTTCTGGTAATATCTTTTGGGATACCCAATTTAGGATAAGCAAAATGTAATGAACGATTTTTATGGTCACGTTTAAGTGGAAGACCTTGTGCATTCTTTGCTTCCCACCATTCAAAATATTTCCTTGTGTGTTTTTCTTTCAACCAATCAAAAATCATTTTCTTAGTTGAACGAGAGGGTTCAAAAGCAACTGAGCCAGAAGAAAATCCCATTTTGTTCCAATGTTCCAGGCCATCATACTGAGATAAGCCATCGGACTTTGTGTTACCATAAAGTGAAGTAGTAGTAACACCAACAAGTGTGTCTCCATATCTTACCTTCCAATCATTTTGTACTGTATCTGATAAACATAATAAGGCAAGTAGCTTGCCACCCATATAATTAAAACCTAGTGGTTGTAGAGGAACAATTGTAGAACCAATGGCTGTATGGTTAATCATGTTCTGTTTAGTTTTTATATCTCTTGGCCATCCAATGGCCTTATCTCTTGGTGTAAGGTCTAAGAAGTCAGATGAAATACAAATGACACCAAGATACTTTTCGGTCTGTCCATCAATGACTGTATAGAATAGATTACGACCAATATTAGAGTTGTTCTTCATCGTGGAAGAAAAGGTACGAACAGCATTCCAAATTTCTGCATTAAAATCTTTATCATCATTACCATTAGATAATTTCAATATAGGTCTTAATTTTTCATAATCATCTGGTTCTTTTGGCATCCAGAATTTACTTTTTACAGTTTCTATTAATGCTCTTTGTTTTGGATCGTTCATGTAAAGTTCATCTTGATTAGTAATCGATGAAAAATTCGTAGTAGTAGGATACCGTTCTTTAATTTCACACCATTTCTGGTACAAAGTATATTCACGAACATCCATATTAGAAGCATATGTCAAATCGGACATAACAGTTTCTTTTAATACTTGTTCATCAATATGTTCAAAATTTTCTATGGGATTTTGTTTCAACCAAGTTTCCCATTGTTTATCTACTGTGACAATTTCATTGGTGTTTACAACTTGTTCTTCATCACCCCATAAAGTGTTTATAACTTCAATCTTTTTTGCCATTATATCAATCTCAATTTCTTCAAAGTTTTATTCCGTTTCTTCATACCAAAATCTAATGCCAACGGTTTTGCCTTATCAGTATACAATATTCCGTTCATGTGGTCAAGCTCATGGAGAAAACACCGAGCAGAAACACCAATATAAGTGGCAGTTCTAGTAATACCATTAAAGTCTTGGTATTCCACATCAACTTCTTTTGGTCTGGTAATTTTAAGACCTAAGAAAGGAAACGACAAACAACCTTCTGTCATATGTGCCTCATCTCTTGTTGCAATAACTTTCGGATTAAAAAATGCCACGTATTCTTCTCCTGCACCCATAACAAAGACACGATATGGCAATCCACATTGATTGGCAGATAATCCAATACCATGATGTTCTCTGCAAGTATCTACCAATGCCGAAGCAAGTTGGTTTGGATTTACTCCTTTTTCATTGAAATCAAATTCAGGCATTACTTGTCTGAGTAAAGGATGACTCTCATGTACCAAATGAAGTAGATTCTTTGGTTGGTCTACTACCTTGGATTGTTTTAGGGAATCTTCCGTGTTATATACGAATATGTCACTTGCACTCATTTTGCCACCCTACTAAAATTATTATATTTTTCGAACTTAATAATAGACCTAAACTTATCAAAGAGTTGGTCTCCCTTGTGAGAGATAACAAAGATGTTTGTATCAGTACCCATCTCATGTATCAATTTTAAAAATTCTTCTGTACCGACACCATCCAATGACGAATCAAATACTTCATCAAGTATCAATAAGTTTGTATTGGTACTATTCTTCAACTTAGCAATCTGACGCCATGTAAACAACAAGGCCAAGTCAATACGCATCTTCTCGCCTTCAGAGAAATTGGAATAAGAGAATTCATCACGGTGTCTACTCTTAATTGTTTCTTCAAAGGATTCATTAATATTAAAGTTAACAAAGAAGTCCATGGCAGTCAAATACTTATTAATTAACTTATTCATAATTGGCAAATACTGACGAATGATTTTGGTTTTAATACCTGTATCTTTCAACAGATTACCAGCAAACTCATAATATTGTTTCTCAACTGCCAGTTCTTCTTGTTTAGTTATTAACTCTGCTAGTTGGCGTTTCAATTCTAAGAGTTTGGTATTTTCTTCTTCTAAATTATCTTTACGATTAGATAACTCGGTAATTTCTTTTTGTAACTTACCAATATATTCATTGACAGCAGTAATGGTAGAGTTGTGTTTAACAATCTCATTATTATGACCACTAACGTGTTTGATAATATTTTGTATCTGTTCTATACGTTGGTTGGTTTGGACAATCTGTGATGCAATCTCTTTAAGTCCTTGACGTTGTGTTTCAACTTTAGACTTACTTTCATTCACTTGTTTGTCTTTGAATTCACCAACAATAGTTTGTTTACAAGTAGGACAATTATCATGTTCTTCATAGAAAGCAATATCTTTTTCATTTTTCTTAATATTGGTTTCAATCTTAGATTCCAACTGTAGAAGTTTTTTACTTTTACCTTCCACAGATAACTTGTCTTCAATCTTTTTCTGTAGAACATCAATGTGTTTCTGTATCAATCCAATATCTTTGGATAATTTATTGATTTGATTTTGACTGTTGGTAATCTCAACATTCTTTTTAACTATTTCTTCATCATTCCGATTCTTGTGGTCTTCAATACTTTGTTTGAGGAAACCAATCTTCTCGGAAGTTAATGTCATTTCATATTTGTACTTTAGAGAAGTATCTTTTATTGCCGTCATTCTTTCTTTTACCACAGCATTCATGGAAGAAAAGATTTGTATGTCTAATAGGTCTTCAATAATTGCTCTACGGTCGGCAGGAGACAATTGCATGAATGGTACAAAAGAAGCTGAACCAAGGATGACTACTTGCGTGAAAGACTTATAATTTAATTTGAGAATAAATTTCTCTAAGTGTTCTTGATAGTCTTTTGCTTTAGCATCCTGGTCAACCAATTTATCATTACAATATACTTCAAAAGTATTGGGTTTAATACCACGAATTACCTTGTATTGTTTTTTACCAATGGCAAATTCAATCTCAATTACAGCATCTTTACTGTTAATTGAATTTACAAGTTGTGGTTTATTAATCTTACGAAATGGTTTACCAAAGAGACCAAAACACAAGGCGTCCAAAATCGTGGACTTACCTGCACCATTGTTACCAATGATTAGGGTGTTTTGTGACCTTTGTAAATTAATTTCTGTAAATACATTGCCGGTACTTAAAAAATTCTTCCAACGGACTTTCTGAAATATAATCATGCCTGTTCTAAGTTCAATGCCTCGATATAAAGTTCTTTGAGAACCGATTTGAGTTTATCATTATTAATATGTTCTTCTTTGATACCATCAACAAATTTATTAATTATTGATACAGTATCTTCTGCTTGGTTAACTATATCATCATCTAGACCTTCTGTCAAGTCAATTACATCTTCAGCAATGGTAATATCGACAGGATTAACATTGTATAGATTGGACATAAACCTGTCAAACAGATAAGGATTAGTTTTATTCACTACCACGACTTTTACATAGGTATTGGTATATGATGTAAGGTCTTTATTGGTAATTTCTGTAATGGAACTTTCTTTGTCATCATAGTATATTTTGTGGAACATCACATTGGTATTAGGTATGAATTCTAATTCTTGTGTATTCAAATCAAACAAATGAAATCCTCTTTGGTCATCATAATCTTGCCAAGTCAATTCATATGGATTACCCAAGTAATATATGTTGTCTGAATGACTACGGTGATGGTAATGACCAGAAAAGACCATATCAAATTTATTAAATAGTCCACGTTCAAGACCTTCATAATTTGGCATACCACGATTCATAGCAAATCCAGAAATCTCTAAGTGACCCATACAAAGTGTGGCTGGTGTATTCTTCAGTTCAGCCATAGACTGCTCATAATTTTCGGCACAAATCCACGGTAACATACACACATCATGTTTTACTTCACCATAGTTTAGATGTATTGTTTGTGGAGAATCTATAATAGAAATGTTTTCATATTCATTCAATAATAAATCTACTGAGTTAACATTGTTGGTATTTTTAAAATAAGTATCGTGATTACCTGCCAACATATGTATTTCTATATCCATTTTAGCCAATGGATCAAAAAACATTTCCTTAGTACGCTTTAGTGTAAAGAAGTTAACATACTTCCTACGGTCAAATGTATCACCGAGAATTAGGAGAGTTTTAATTTCTTCCTTCTCTAAAACAGGAAAGAATATTTCTTTATAAAACTTTTCATAATAATCTAAGAAATGGGTTGAATCATTTCTGGCACCAAAGTGTTGGTCAGTTATAATTGCTACTTTCATCTTTACCTATAGTTAATATCACATTCAACATTATATCATTCTCCTAAGAATTTTTCAATACCCTTAGGCTTCTTTACCTCTTTCTTTGCCTTTTTAGCATCTTCATAGTTTTCGATGAACTCTGAAATGTTATCATACAATTCAAATTGCCTTGTGGTACCATCTTCAAACTCTAACATCTCAAACTCATCCAGAATACCCATCTGTTCTGTGGCTTTATACTTTACATATAGTTGTTTCTTTTCTTTCTGTATTCTACGTAGAAAGGCATAGTAAATAATTTGAGTAAAGTAGGCAAATGGATTCTTTGACTTGGTAGGATCAAAGTTATCAAAGTACATTAGACAATTCTCAATACCATCAGACATCATCTCATCACGATAGGTATAGTTGATGAAGTTTGGCTTATGAGACAACCCTTCGGCAATCTTCATAAAACATTCTCCAATGTAATTTGGAATAGGTGGTTCTGGAAGTTTCTCCTTCTTACACCTCTTCTGTTCTGCCTTGTAATCCACAAGAGCTTGAAGAAAGTCTGGATTGTTAATATAGTGTTTTTGTTTTTTAGTAGTTGTCATGTTTACCACATAATGTTATTGACATTCGCTTGACAAGTGTGTACAGTCGAGTATGTCCTGCTTTGAAAGTATTAATGTAAAGTATCTCCATAACCAGGAAGATTTTCAAATTCATTAATCATTTGAGTTATTTCTTCCTCAGACATATCAGTTACTTCATTCTTTGCCTTAATGAGTTCCTTGATTCTAGATACCGTATTGATATAATATTCACAGAACTCATCATCTGGTTCCAAAATAGAAAGAACATCCTTAGTGTATATTTCCACAGAGTTTTTCTTTACTAATTGGACAGGCAACCAGTGATTCATAATTAAACCTGTATCTCTACTACGATAATCAATTTGGAATTCCATAGGTTCTTCCAATGTGATACGATCCAAACTAGTTGCCGATACGTTAGCAATCAAGTCAGTACCATTTTGTAGTTTAATAATTTGTGTTTTATACTCAAGCATTTTTTAATCCTATCTTGTATATTTTGAAAGGGAACTGCTCATCATTATATATCTTTGTCCGTTCCACGAAATGTTTTAGTGTATAATTCATATGTTTCTTGTATCTCAAATCATCTGCTATGTCATAAAGCGTTGCAATATCTTTGCCTTCACTTTGTCGTAGACCTCTTCCAATTGATTGCAGAGTTCGTATTGTTGATTTAGTCGGCATTGCAAATATAATGTTATGCAAATTCCTAATGTTAATTCCAGTAGAAAAAGTACCAAAACTAGCCACAACAATAGCATCATTCTCTATCTCCATAATCTTACGAATATCTTCTCTGTCCGTGGTTTCAGTACCACCATAAACAAAGAATACTTTTCTATCACCAATCTTCTCGGTTTGTCTAATCATATCATACAATATTCTACCGTGCTTGTCAACCATTTGAAATAATACTAATGTATTTTTACCTAAGGAAACAGCAAGATTCTTAATAAATTTATTTCTAGATTCGTGTGTAATCAGATATTCTATTTCTTCTTGGTAAGTCTTATCTTTGGCATACAGGCATTCTTCATCTGTGTGTTTAAGTACCAAACATTTAATTTCAAAATTGGATAGTTGGTTGTTATCAATCAGTTCTTTTGTTGTCGTTACCTTTTTAACAGGACCAAAAAGACCTTCTAATACTAACTTGTGTGTTTTGGTACCATCAAGTGTACCCGTTAGACCAATACGATATTTTGCATTTACACAAGATGTAAGTATCGTAGTAAGTGATTGTGCTTTGAATAGATGTGCTTCGTCACCTATAATGTAATCAAACTGTTCAAAGTATTCTTTAGGTAACTTATACAATGATTGCCATGTGGAAATTGTAAGTGGCTTGGTTGACACTTTATCTTTTCCTTGATATATTCTATGCACCAAAGGTTCGACTGACTCATTATAATAATCTGAAAAATCGGAGTATAGTTGTTCAACTAGAGATGTTGTAGGAACAATTACAAGACCTTTGAGACCTTGATATTTACGTAACTGTTGAAAGATAAGATAAATGATGAGAGATTTACCTGATGCCGTTGGTGACAATAACAACGACCTACGTCTTTGCATTGCATGGACAAATGCCGCAATCTGATGTTCTCTTACTTCAATAGGTTCACCACGTGCGTGTATGTCTAATTCTTCAATAAATTTTTTGGCGTGGTATAAGGAGAATTCGTCCTCAACAAAGTCATGTGACCATGCATAATCTCTTTCTTCACAAAACTGTTCTATGTATGGAAGTAATCCAATGTATATTCGATTCTGCCTTAAATCAAATAAACGGATTTTACCGTCCCAGATTTTGTTTCTATAGGCAGGAACAAATTGATAACCTGGAACGAAGAATGTAAAAAATTCTGATATCTCTTTGGCTATGTGATTTTCACATTCAACCTTTAAGTATACCTCATTTACTTTTGTTATTACTACGTGTTCTTTATTGTCCACCGATGAATTTTTCCCATGATATAAAATCACGGAGTTGCCACGTTCTCTGTTTCAATTCATTCATAATTGATTCTATAACAGATACCGTTTCTTCGTGATATACTTTCTTCTCCAATAACTTGATTAAATCAGCATCGGCTTCCAAATAAGTATTTATGTCTGACTTTAAAGTGAACTGGAAGGGTTCCCATCCATATTCAGATAGTTCTTCCCTTGACATTTTACCTGTATAGTATTCCCATTTGACTTTACGCATACGTAAATAATCAAAGTGTGCCTTCTTTGAGGCAATCTTATGCTTAGTGAGAATAGCGAGGTATTTGTTGTGTAGTGTGGGAATCTTTAACAGTTCTTTTCCAGGTTCTGTCTGGTCAATAACTGTATCACGTTCCCAATTCTTCAATACTAATTCTAGGTTTTCCATAATATAAAAGGTAACAGTAAAATTACATTATAACATAACTAATGTTATCGTGTCAAGCCAATGTTAGATAGATTCAATGTTGTGATAATCAAATACAAAAGTGGCAGTGGCATATACAATATCATCAGCAGTCATTTTGGTATCGAATTGAATATCCGATAATGATATTGGAAAGACATTAATAAACTTCACCCTTAGTACAGGATTGTTAAGATTGTTTAGTACTGTAAGTGTAGCATCAGAGTAACCTTTAGGTCCGTTTCCTGACTTATACTGGTTCTGAGCGTCACTCAATCTTTTACGTTCTCCAAAACTCTCTGGAGATGCGATGGAACGAAACCAATTGTGTATTTGTTGCCAGCTATCTAACGCTTCGTCAACCGCAAAATCTATATTTAATTGGTTGTATGTAATCTTATTACCTGGTGCATATATGTCCAACATAGGAGTATTGATTGGGGCCTGTCCTATACTAACCCCTGGTATGTTTACTGACTGGCAAAAGTATTGCGTGGAACCAATCCTATCAAACGTGAGTAGGTATTTGGTTGCCTGTAAGTAATTTGGGTTTTGTGGTATTCTGGTAATTGCTGTCATATGATTATTTAGGTCATAAAAAAACCGCCGAAGCGGTTTTGTTTACTTTTGAATCATCCAACAACCTTCATTGACATGGTGTTCTGGATCATCTCTTAAAGAAATAATTGAGTTTTTATCGATACCCATTTCATCACAGAATTGATATATTCCGTTTCTCACGGTGTTTACACCACGGTCATCAGTAAACCAATCATGGCCTGAAAATATACCACCTTGTTTAACTTTAGGCCAGTAGTTCATACAGTCCTGGTAAACAGATTTATGTGAATGATTTGCATCAATAAAAATCCAATCTAATGAATCATTTTCAATAAATTGGTGTCCTATTTCTGAAGGCTTTTTAATCAAAACAACTTTGTCTTTATTCTTATTGTCGGGACTATTTAGTTTGTCTAAGAAAACTTCACCAACACTTTTCATTGTTTCACCTTTCATGTGACCCCAAGGACAATCATCTGCATAATCTTTATATTCGTCCCATTGGTCTACAGCATAATACTTTGTAATTCTTGGAATCTTTTCCATTAAATGAAACATATTTGTACCAAAAGCAACACCAACTTCTGCTGCAACAATATCACGGTCAAGAGCGTTCAGTATTTTAATAAAACCCGAAGAACTTTCTCTTTCAAAAATGTCAGGACTTGCCAACCATTCGGCATAAGGTCTATAATAATATGAATCATCAAACATAATAAATCTCCTTTTAAAAATCATGTACTTTTATATAGGCCATAAAAAAAGAGACCTCCGAAGAGGCCTCTTTAAATGTCACTCTTAACGGTGACTTCTTCCCATCTCAAGGGATTACATCAAGTTCTTGACACCGAACAAACGATAGTACACGTTTCTACGAGCCTGTAAACCGCCGTTGTCAGGGTATACACCAGAAGCACCGTTAGAGAATGGATTTGCAACCATGCCGTAACGAGTCTTGAAACCAATCTTTGGTTGGAATGTATACTGGTCAACAGCACGAACCATTTGTAACGGCACGTATGGACAGTAGAACAGACCAGCATCATAAGGAGAAGAACCCTTATAACCGATTGTTACCAATTCTTGGTTAGATGTGTAACCACCGAAGTATGGGTCGATATAGACCTTGATACGGCCGTGGAGCATACCAGCAAATGTATTGCCTGTATCGTCAACTTGGAGGTCAGCAGACAAAGCAGGAGTGTATTGTAACACACCAGCCATAGCCATAGCAGATGCAACGTCTGAAGAAACAATCAGAACGTTACCTTTACCTCTACGAGTTTGTTTTGCAATGACGTTAGCATCACGTTCAATTTGGAAAATCAAACCTTTGAAACGCTCAACTGACCAACGGCCGTTAGAGTCTGTGTCAAGGTCGAAGAAACCAGCAGTAGTAGTACCATACTGAGCACCTGCAACGGCACAAGTATAGATAGTACGAATAACTTCACGGTTGATTTCAGCCAAGATTTCTGTTGACAGAATGTTTGACAATTCTGTTTCAGCATCCAAACCATGGATTGCTTTCAAGTCTTGAGCAAGTTCAAGTGAATATTCTGCCTTCAGAGCACGTGACTGAGCAGTAACAGTAACTTTCTCGATAGAGAAGGCCATTTGTTGGAATGCTGCAGGACCGTTATCTTGAGTACCCAAGATTTCAGCGTTAGCTGTTGGCATACCAATACCAGAAGTAGTTGTGTTACCTGTTGGGTTTTGGAATTGACCAGAAACGTCAGATGCACGTGTACCTTGGAATCCGTATGGATTGTTCTCAGAGAATGAACCAGAGAATGCTGTGTTAGCTTCGTTGAAGAAAGCTTCTGTACCTGTTTGATTAGTGTAACGAGCACGCATTGCGAAAATCAATCCTGTAGGACCAGTCATTGGCTGAACGCCAGCAACGTCATAAGCGATAAGATTTGGCAAAGCACGGCGTACCAAGCTAATCAAGATTGGGTCAAAGTTGTTTACACCAGAACCAGTGATGTTAGCAGGAGTTGAACCGCCTGTAGCTGCTTCGTTCAAGGCCATACGGTCTTGAGCCATAGCTTGTTGTTGATTTTCCAAAACAAGTGCTGTAACTGAACGCTTGTATGGGTCTTTGATGGCTTCGAGTTCTGGATGATTCAGAACTGGATCCCATTTCTTTTGTAGTTCTTCGGTCAAATACATTGTAATTATCCTTTTTATGTATTATCGACTAATTACTTAGCCAGAGTTTGTGAAATTGCTTTTGTATAAATTTCCATTGATGGATCAGAGAACACTTGTTTCTTTTCATCTTCAACTAGAACTTCATCCAAAGCTGAATTGTCTGCAACTTTAACGTCTGCTTTGAAATATGATTCTTTCAAAGTTTCTACCTTAGTTACAAATTCTTCCTCAGTAGTGAATTCCACACCCTCTGCGAGTGATTTTAATTTTTCTACTTGAGTCTGAGTCAGGCCTTCACACGCTGTGTAGATAGCCTCGATTTTTTTCTGTTCGTTAAGTGCCTTGGTCAACTCAACACCACGAGAGATTTGTTCGTTTAATGAACCTTCAAGTTCTTCCACTTTATTGGCCAATTCTTCCACAACATTTACTTTGTCTTCTGGAATATCAATATAGTGTTCTTCGAACAAACCTTTTAGACCAACGATAAAGTCTTCTACGATTTCAGCACGTAGACCTTTTTCGATAGCCAATTGATTTTCTTTCATCCATTCTTCAACCATATAATTGAGATAGTCATCAACTTTAGATGCCAATTCTTCTTTGATTTCTTCAACAGCAGTTTCAAACTGTTCTGTCAAAGCAACTTCAGCTTCAGCAATAACTTCTTCAGCACGAGCGATAACGGCGGCTT